GCATCCTGCGTTTTATTGAGCAGTACAACATCATGGCAAAGCCATTTAAGTGGACTTATAAAGGGGTACCTCTGACGGTATAATATTACTTAAAAATTAATGCAATGCTGTACTAGTAATCGCTTTGAATCTTTTCTTCCATAGCTTCATTAAATTCTTCGTCCGCCGCCTCTGGAGCAAGGCCGGCTTCTTTGTATGCCTTCCGAAGTTTGATCGCATTTTCCGCCTTTGCTTTGTTATAGTAAAAAGCGCGTGCGATTGCATATCCGCCCCAGCATACCGGGATTGCATAGGCGAAAATTGAAGTGTCAATCCCTTTCCATGCGAATACAATCCCGGAGGCGGTGATAATCCAACATTCCCATTTTGCTGTTGTAAGAATTTTCTTTGAAAATTCCGTCTGCTTCTGCTTTCTTCTCATTTTTAAATTCCGGCGCCCATGCGAATTAAGACAACGATAACCCCTATAATCGCCGTAATAACTGCGCCAGCGATTGACCTTGAAAGCCATTTATTCGATTCTTCCAAGCTGGAAACGCGCTTTTCAAATTCGTCAATATCGCCCTTGATTGCGATAATATTGCGTTCGTTGTCGTATGTTTTTGCTTTCATCTGACTGTAACCGTCAAGTTTAACCTCGATGGTCTTCAGACGATCCAGAACTTCCCTTTCAAAATTTTGTTCCATAGGTGCGCCACCCCCTTTTTTCTTAAGTAGTAGACAATTCCGAAATAACAGCAAAGTTATTTCAAAACAAAGGGGCTACTATCGTAGCCCCTAACAGATTTACAGTTTTTGGATTACAGATCACAACTCCATAAAAGCGGAGAAGAAACCGACGTTTTTGTCCGCACCTATCCGCCCGAAGTTCAGGTTCAAGGCGTCGGGACCAACGTTCAAAGTGTTGCTGTAACTGCCAGACACGATCGGAAAGCATTCGCCGTCGGTGCTTACATAAAGCGTTCCTGTGTATGTCACGCCGTCAACCAAGAATAATTCAAGTTCTTTCATGATTTCAGGAATCGTCACACCGCTTTCAGCCGTAAGCGAACCGAACTGCTTTGAAGGTGTTCCGGTGCTTTTTCTGTCGGTTCCGATTGTTCCGGAACTTGTAATTTTTAACGTTCCGCTTGTACTAGGATCGACAAGGCTTCCGTTAGGAAGAATCGCTTTCCAGTATGTACTAGCCGCCGCATGGGAAACCTGTTTCGCCGCAAGATTTCCGACAAAGATCTGAATCTCGCCGTCAACGATACGTAATCCGGAAGTCCATTTCCAGACATTACCCACCCAGTCGGCAATACCGGTGCGTGTTCCGTCATGGAACCAGGTAGCTGGACCGGATCCGGTTGCGGTTCTTGTCGTATTTCCGCTACTATCCGTTGCGGTTCCTTCGCCTACTTCGTATGTGTAGGAATGATTCTTTCCATAAGACGAATTTCCGCGCGGCGTGAAGCCTGATTTGTGAATTAGGTGATTGATAACCGCACGTTCCGGAATACTCAACATGTGGAATCCGGTTCCCTTCGCGTTGCAAGCCGCCATTGAATTATCAAAGGTGATACTTGCCGCCGGGTCCATTCCAGGCCACGAATAGGCGCGGCCGTTCACAATACAGTTAATGAACTTGCTGGCGTAGAATTTGGAATATTCCACATCATCAATCACGAAGGCGGAATGTGTCTTTTCCGATCCATCGAACAACTGGGCATTTGTGCATTTGTTAAAAGGAATCATAAAGGAAGGAAGGTTCACGTTATCCTGAATAACAGTACATCCGTATCCGGTCAATCCTTCTGTTGCAAATTTCAAGCTGTCAAACTGATAACTATTCATTGAATACACCTTCTTTCAGTGCGAACAGCGTCAACGTTACGTTATCCATCGAAAACGGAACCGGTTCGCGGTTAATAATAGTTTTCTGCGAAGTTTCGTCCTGATCGTCATAATCGGGATTGTCAACCTCTGTTTCTGTGTACTGACGGGCCGGAATGTCAATCTGCGCCACGTAGTAGTCAGACACGCCATTTTTCAGGTGTCCGAAAACATCGGAAGAAATGTCGATATGAACATCATAGTCCGCTTCAGATTTTTTCAGATTCATCATAATCTGATCGTCGAAGTTCAGCCAGGTTCCGGATTCCTCATAAGGGATTTTCGTGCCTTCGCTTTTCTCAATAATCTTCATTATCTGATACCTACCTCTCTTTTTACCTCGTTCATGCGTGCGGTGATTTCTTCCGCGTACTCGCGATTTTCACGCCTGGAATTCATTTCGGAACCGCCGCCGAACTGCCTTAATGTCGCCGCTTCCTGAGTGCGTCGTTCGTCCGATTTAATAATCACGTTCGCCATTTAATACAATCCCCCTATCACATGAAGTTTTAAAGTTACATTTTTTGCGCTACCGGCATAACATACCTTAAACGCATTCAAAGATTTTCCGTACACTTCCACGCGCTCAACGGGGCCGTCTGCTTCGACGATCTCGACGTCAACCTTGTAGTCGGTGTTATTCACCATCTGCGGAAGCGCAACCGTCTTTTCGGCGTTGGAAGCCGGATATTTCAACGTATTTGAAAGCGTGGCTGTCAAATACTGCCCTTTCAGGTCGTCAACAGAATCCTGAACCAGACGAAGGTTCATTGATACCAGCCCGACGATAAGGGCGTTTTCCAAAACGCCTAAATCCATATTTCCGAAATTCCGGGAACTTTGCTGTGTTCCCTTCTGCTCAATCTCCCCAGGCTCCGGTTTCCATTCTTTCAACCCGTTCCCCAGATCGGTAACTGATACGCGGCGCGGATATTGAACAATCCTATCCGCCCATAATACGGGAATATACACGTTCTTTCACTCTCCTTTCTAAGCCTATGAACTTTGAGTGATTCGAATTGTGTATCTGTAAAGGACACCTTCTTCGAATTCCTCTTTGTTCAGATTTTCAGTGCCGCCGGCCCACAAGAAGCCGTTTCGGTGATAGAAGCGAATTCCGGTGATCCGATTCGGTGCTGTGTGGTCAAACATGACATAAAATGCAATTCTGCCATCCGTCAGTGTTTCCACGTGATCGATTGGAATTTTTGTCCAGGTATTCCCGGAACGGTATTCCGCATAAGAAACAACATTCTTCAAATATTCCTTAATGTCCTTGATTGCTTCATCCGACAAAGGAATATAGCTTGCTTCATTCATGCTTTAAACTCCTTTCATTCTTCTGCAGCGTATTTATCCGCATTGCTGTCATAATATAAGTTAAAGTCTTCGCCTTCCGGTGTTGTGGACACGCCGCTTTCCGCTAACTGCAACCCGGCCGCTGGCTCCGGATAGGAACCGCTTTCCGCATCGCTGTCCGAACTGTAAACAATTGTTTCAGATTCGGAACCACCTTCAAGATCGACTTGAACTTCTGCATAATGTACACCAGCCGCAATGTCCGGCATTGTTCCAGATTCGGCTTCACTGTCAGCCGGATAAATAACCGTTTCTTCCTGTGAAGCGCCCTGGAAATCAATCGCGTTTTCCGTAAAGGCGGCGCCGACGGAAATATCCGGCGTAACGCCTGATGGTGTATAATACACACTTCCTTCTTCACTATTGCCTTCCAGCCCGACTTGAACTTCTGCATAATGCACACCGGCCGCAATATCCGGCATTGTTCCAGATTCAGTTTCACTGTCAGCCGGATAAATAACCGGTTCTTGCTGTGAAGCGCCCTGGAAATCAATCACGTTTTCCGTAAAGGCGGCGCCGATGGAAATATCCGGCGTAATGCCGGACGGTGTATAATACACACTTCCTTCTTCGCTCTCCCCTTCCAGCGAAACGATGATTTCTTCCAGTTGCAATCCGATTTCTGTATTCGGGTATGTCCCACACTCGAATTCACCGCAAAAAGTATATACAAACTTTTGATATTCCGATTTTGATTTGAAATGTAAGGTAATTCCGTTCTGGAAAATCATAAAATCAAATCGTGATCTTGCGTTCTTGATTGTATTCAAGTATTGCAAAAACTCTTTGACCGAAATCTGTGTGACCGTAGTTCCGGCGGCGATCCGAAAATGAAACGCTTCACCGGCATATGTGTACCATTCTTCGATTGACGTGTTTTCGTTTCCGAACACAATGTTTATCATTTCTTCCATAGCCTGGCGCGTTCCCAGCTTCATATACCAGTAAATCGAATTCATGATCAAATTCCTTTTTGTGCCGGGACTCAGGCTTGAATTATAAAAAAGAACGCGGTTTTCGACTGCCAGAAAGTCAAGTTTACTGTCGTCAACTTGATTCAGGTCGGCCCATATCTTCACGCGTTCTATTCGCTCAATAAACATTTTCTTTTGCTGATCGAAGGCATAGGAAAGTGCCTTTCTTTCAGTGGTCTTCATTTCAGACGGAAGCGCGTTTTCCGTCTTGTAATCATAAAGGCTAATCATCTTCTATTCCACCATAGACAAATTCAACGCTTGCTTCCTGGGCGATTGACGTTTCCGGAATTTGCGTAAACACCGGCGAAGTAATGACAACGCGCTTTCCGCCGGCAGCGCGGACAAATTCCGTCAATGCGTCCGGATTAATATCACGGCCAATCTTTGTTTTCTGCCATTTCAAATAGGCATCTTTAGCCGCTTCAATGGAATCCTTGATAGAAGTGACGTTGTTTATATCACTTCTGGAGATGTAATAGGCTGCTTTCAAATTGTACGAAACCACATCAGGAGCAGAAATCCTGTCATTATCCGTCAATGGGATAATTGGATTTTCTCTCAGGTATTCCAGCACTCCGGAGCAGAAAGTCTCCGAAGGCAGATCGCCACCGGAAAGAAGAATCCTGATGTCAACAACAGCCTCTTCCGGTTCATAAATTTTTACGTCTTCAATGGCTGCACTGTCGTACTGTTTTACCCAGTATTCATAAGCATCTGCAGGACCTGCCACCGAATACGAAGAAGGAGCCAGAAAAATTCTCTCACGAAAACTTTCCTCGTCCTCTTCGCCAGAGCCTCCTTCTGATTTCGTGATATTAGTCACGCTTTCTACGTAGGGAACCGGATCAACGATAACCTCAATCTGTCCGATGATATAATCATTCCCGACTGTCCCTGCAGACTGACAGGTACATACAACATCAGCATAGCTTTGACCTGCAGAAACCTCCGCATATTCGTCCGTTTCAAAATAGATTCCGTCGCCGGCCGTTATCCTTGTCCCTTTTGGAATATATACAACTTCCCTCCGAACTTCTGAAAGCGTAAACCTTGCCGTAACGACAGCCGCCTTCGGCTCTTGAATAAATGTTTTTTTAAATGCTCCCAAGTGCTTCAAAAAATCTCCCTTAGAATATTTTAAAAGGTTCATCTTTGCTGCATTGTCCAGCATTTGATACATCTGAAAATACTGTCCTGCCATGATCCGAAGATGGATATGTTCTTTATCTCCCGGCCGCAATACAACTTTCTTTTTCGTTTCATTCTGATACTGCTCTTCATAATCCCCAATCATTTCCTCTAATATCTGCTCATAGGAAATATCATCAATAAAAGAAATGTCAGGCAGATCGTAAAGCTTTTGAATCTCATTCGCCATTGTATGTCACCACCACTTCCGGAATCATTTTTCCATTTTTCTCGTCCATCGTGAAACTTATCTCATCCACCGTTACCCTTGTTTCAAATTCCTCAATCAATTCAATGGCACTGATCATGTATTTACTCTGCGCTTCATACACAGGAAGATCCAGAATATCAGCTTCCATGCCAATTTCACGGTTCATAGGAATCGTTCCCTTGATCAGCGTCAGCAGGAACATGATTTTTTCAAAAATTTCTTTCCGGAGTTCCTTTTCGTACACGCTGTTGATTATAATCTGTACTCCATCTATGACTAACATCCGATCACCGTCCTATCTGTATTCCGTTGCCGTGACATTGACAGAAACAGAAACAAGTTCCCCACGTTTCCATACTTCCCTGTAATCTGCGTCCACACTGTCGATGGTCCATTTTCCGCCGCCTACCTTGTGACTGCCTATGACAAAAGTACATACGGTTCCTTTCTCGCACAGTTTTATGATTTTGTGCAGCATGTTCCATGGCTTTACGCCATGACCTGCGACAAATTTCATTTCAAAAGTTACGGTCTGGTTTTGCGGTCCCTCAAACTCCCGCTGGGATTTCTTTGTGTAGCGTTTATGTTCTGAATAGCCTGCTGAAATTGACCGTTTCAAGCTGTTAAACGTACAGATTTTTTTGTTACTTGTTTCAAAAGTTACGCTCCCAAAACATCCTATCATCAGCAAGCCTCCTATTCCTTATATGTTACACCGTGAATATACAGATCGCCTCCGATATGCACATCCCCTTTTGTACGAACTTCTCCAGACACATTCAAATCGCCGGATATCCTCACCTCATCGCAGACAATATCCAGCTGCTTTGTCTTTTTATCATATCTTAAATATCTTCCATCGCCAAAATCTTTTCGCCAGATACCTTCTATTCCTTCCGGCGGCCGATTCCGTTCCGTATATGGCGGTATGATAATCATGCCCCTTGTGCTGCCGTTCGGAAGATGGACAACATAAACCATCGTGTCTATCTCCGGCGGATTGAATTCATTTGACCACAGGGGCATAAAAGGCGAAAGG